CGCCATTTACTAACATGCCTGTATGGTCTTTTACACCCTCTGCCTTTAATATATAAGATGATATTTGTGTATATGAAACAATGCCATGCGCATCAAAAGCCACAGTTTTTAAATAATCATTTATTGTATTTGTAATATTTGTTTTTACTGTTTCTAGGTCATAGCCTGTTAATACTTCAATATTTGCACTAACATTTATTTCTTTTGGCGTTGCGCTTGCAACTGTACAATATGCACCGCATGGCGCTTGCCCGTTGCCCTCACCCCATCCAACTTTATTACCATCTTTATCTAATTGGTACGGGTCAATATATGCTTGCACCTGCGCAACTAAATCATCACTTGCAATTAAATTAACCTCATCAAGTATAATTACTTTAACTGTATTATCGCCATCCCATAACGCTTTTACTTTAGCATCTTTAACACCTGTTATTTCTTTTGCCCATTGGCGGTAATGGTTTTTATTTGCTGATACAATTGGGAGTTGTAAATCTTCATAATATCTTTCACGCAATGCATCATCACTTTCATCATCATACCCGCCTTTAGCCTCAACATTATTATAAACTGTTGATAAACCATCTATTGTAACAGGTATTTTAGAAATAGCGCCAACGGGTATATTACCTATTGTGCCTGCGGTTGTACATTCAACTTCTATTTCTTCAACGCCTGTACTAGAAACAACATCATATTTAGATGCAAAATATAAACCTGTATCACTTTCGCCAATAATTGTACCTGCGGTAATATTAAACCCCGAGCCTGTTGTTGTTAAAATTGTTGTTGCGTGCGTTGCGGATTTCCACTCAATACCGCGCCTTTGAAATACCCAACGGCGCAATGTTTCACCCGTCATATTATCAACATTTTGCCAACTCAATACAACTTTTACATTTTCTAAAATTTCTGCTAAAAAAATTGCTATTGCTTTTATAAAATCCCTAATAGGAAAACCAACTGTTTTTTGGTATGTTTCTGGTATATCAGCTAAAATATCATTTGTAATTTCATCTTTTGTTTGATTATATATTTCTGCCATCTTTAACCCCTTTAATTACCTAAATTTGCACTTATTTGCGCGCTTGCCCCGCTATGTAATGCGATCACAATGCGTAAACATAATTTAGTACCCTGCTTTTCGCTATCATATGAAATAATTTTTTTAATTGATGGGCATAATAAAAACCCCTCGCGGATTTCTCTTTCAATTTCACTTTCAATATACCCATTACCAAAATTTTTAGAGCCTAATAATTTTTTATAAGATGTACCAAATTTATACCCCTCATAAATCTCTAAAGTATTTATATCTGTTGCTAAAAAGCGCCTAATCCATTGTTTTGTTGCCTCTAATTCATCAACAAGTACGGGCGAGCCGTCTTTTATTGTGTATTCTTTTTTTTGTGCATCAAAATCAAAACTATTTAAAACATTTTGCGCGGTTTTTAAACCCTGCGCCACTTTCTCAACAATTACATCTGTATTATCATTGGGAAACATTTTTAACCCCCTGTTGTTGTTAATTTATCAACAATTACATATTGGCTATCGCTTTCTAATGGCGCAACAATTATTTTATCGCCAATAGCAAGCGTACATTTTAGCGCAAGTAATTCATCACGCACCCCAATTATTGCCCCTGCTAATAAAGAAATAGCATCGGGCATTACGCAACTTGCGCCCGTATAACTATGCGTTTCTGTAATGCTTTCTGCATTATTTGTATTTTCGGGTACATTAGATGATAAAACCCCTGTTTTATCAATATTGCATCTAAAAGTAAACCATTCAGGTACATATAAATTACCTAATTCTTTACTTAACATTATTTGAGAGTTTGCAAGCGCTAATTGTAAAGGCTCAACAGTTTTAACAACTGCGAGCGTTAATTCTTTATAATTACTTGGGTTATTGCGCTTTTTAAACTCTTGCGCCAATGTTAGCGCTAAAGTATCACTACTGCCACCCATAATATCACCTTATACTTTAATATATTCTGCACTTAATTTATGTATATTGTTTGATATTGTATGTTTTGTTGTTTTAGCATAATGTTTACCAACAATATTAAAATCGGGATAATTAAAATCTAATATACTACCCTTTTTAATATCATCTGTACCTAACATTTCTACGCTTACAGTTGTTGTAATTTTATTAGCATCTTTTAAAATATTGTTTGCAATAACGCCTTTAGATGTTTTATCGTCTTTATCAACTGTTTCAACTTGCCCCAATAAGCCATATTTGCTTATACTTGCACTATCGCGCGCACTTGCAACAACAAAAACACTTGTTTCATCACTATCAACAATTTGTACACTATTTTTTAATTCTTGTATGCTTTCACTATATGAAATATCACCAACGCTATCAACAATATTAATTTGTTGTCCGTCTGTTAATTTAATAACACTTTCACATTCAACCATTGTATCAACTATTTCAAGTTTACCGCATTGGCACGAGAAAACATATTTAACGCCCGTTTTTTTACGCGCCATTTCTAAAAGTTCTATAATAATATCTGATACAACATTATCTTTAAAAATTTTAGTTACATATGCATTGATACTACATATATTACCGCATGGTATATTAACCTTTGCGCATAATTGTTTTATTGCCATATCAATTTTTACATTATTAAATTGTATAATTACCTCATTTTTATTAAGAAAAAAACCATAATCAAAACCGCTATATTGATATAATTTGTTTTTATCAAGTGATTTATCAGTAATTAAACCGCGCAAAACTTCTTTACCTGTTTGCTCATTTATAATAACTGTTTTTGCACCAACTTCAATATTTTGCGTACTAGAAAATGAAAACTCGCTTGCAATTGTATCAATATCATCACCCCATGATAAATTACCTGTATTTTCAACTTCTGCGCCATCAACCATAATTTTATAAAATGCTTGCATTGTTAGGGTACTCCACCAATTTTAAAGAATATGAAATATCACCAACTTTATCATATTCCCATTCAAAACTATCAACTACAACCAACATATTACGGATGGTTTTTGTTTTCTCTGTAATAATTAATCTAAATGGCGTTTCATCTTGCATATGCTCTTCTAAAAAGGTTACATACTCTTTGCCATTTGCCACCGAGCCAAATTTAGTAAAATTATAATACTTTTTATTAACAGGGAAAAAGGACGACCACTCAACCGCCCTTAAACCCTTTCCCCCCAAAAGAATTATATCACCCTGTTTTAAAGTATTAAATGTTTCATGCTTACCCTGCATACTAAATTTTATAGGCGGTTGTATTACGGGTACAATTAAAATAATACCGCCTAATAAATCTGCAAATGTTATATTCATTTTTTTACCCTTAAACTGTTTGTAATTTATTTTGTACCTTTGTTAATAACATATCGCTAAATTGCTCAAACAATTCTTTATTGCCAACCAAATTACCATTAACATTAAAATTAACATCGACTTTAACTTGCTTATTTACGCTTTGTTTTGCAATATCATGCGGTATAATTTGCGAGCCTGTTGGTAAATTAACAATTTCACCGCGCCCGCCCTCATTTATTGAAGTATAACCACCTGCAAAAAATGGCGTACCTGTTGCATGTTTTGGCGGTTTTTTATCGGTCATTTTTTCAGTTTTATCATCTGCCCAACCCTTAATTTTACCACCAATTTCACGCCAACCGCCAAATTTTTGCGCTAAATCATTTATTTTTTGCAACCCTTTAATTAACCACCCAATAGGGGTCATGAGCATTACAATTTTTGCACCAAATTGCACAAAAGGTTTTATAATTTGCCACGCACCAACTGCCAACATTTTAACAACTGATGCCAATGCGCCAACCATATTTCTAAAACCCTCACATTTTGCCCAACATACACCAATTGCGCCAACTAATGCCGTTATGCCTAATACTGCAAGCCCAACAGGATTACAAAATGCGGTAATAAAACCTGTAACATTTGTAATTATCTGCAATGTAGCAAAAGCCGTACCGAGCGCACTTATTGCGGGTATTATTACATCTAAATGATTACATAAAAACTCTAATACATTACCTAAACTAACAATTACAGGTATTAAAGCCTGTTTTATTTGCGGTAAATTATTTATTAAAGCATCTGCAATTTCTTGTAAATGAGGCATTAAACCCGCGCCAATTGATATACCTATTGCATTAAAACTACGCTTTAATGTATCCATCGTATCAGTAAATTTTACTGATGCATCAATTACATCATCTGCTAAAACCATACCTAAATCATTTGCTTTTTGGCGCAAATTATCTACGCTTTCTGCACTCTGATTTAATAAAGGTTTTAAATCTATTGCCGACCTACCAAATAAGCGTTGCGCAATAATTGCCTTTTCTGTTGGGTTTTTCATTTGTTGTAATTTTCTTACAACTTCATTAAATACAACATCTTGCGATTTAAATGTACCATTGCTATTTTTAACAGATACACCCAATTTATTAAAAGCGTTAATGCTATCTTTTGAACCTTTACGCACCCCGTCCATTTGTGTAGCAAGAGTTTTAAAGCCCATTTGTAAATTATCAACACTCCCGCCGTTTTGGCTCATAATATAATCCCACTCTTGGAACGCTTTACGGCTCATACCAATTTTTTGCGACATTTTATCAACGCGATCACCTGCCTGCGCTGTTTTAGTAGCTAACGCCCCAACAGTACCAACAACCGCGCCACCTGCAACCAATGCGGTACTAAAAGCGGATTTCATGCCATTTGATAATTTTTTAAATTGATTAGATACCTTTTTAATTTTTCTCTCTGTTGCGGATAAATTTTCTGATACTTTTTTTAAACCTGTTGAAAATCTATCCTTTAAAGATAAAACTACACCAATATTTTTAGGCATATTAACCCCCTACATTAAATAACGCGCTTATTTTTTTATTTTCATATTCTGTATATAATTCCATTGAGGCTATAAACATTAATTTTTCATTTTCAGTTAAATTTAATAAATAATTAAGTTCAAAACCTCTTTGCAAGTAATACGCAATACAAGATAACCAAACATCGCTAACTATTACTTTTTTAAAGTTTTAACCGCCTCATCATCAACGCCATATATAGCAAATATTTTTTGTGCAAAAGCTGAAATATCAATAATATTATCATTAAATATTTCTGCAACTACTTTATATGGGCTTTCACCTTTATTATCTTCAATTACTTCTTTATTTCTAAACATAGGTACAGATAAATAAATAATGTACATGCACGCATCAAAAATATCTAAATTACCTGCATTTACATCACTCATAATATCTAAAACTTTGTTAGCGTTTATTCTTTCAAAGTCTATACGCCCGCCCAAAACATCGCTATCATAAAACATTTCATGCGCTTTTTTTAATTTCTTTTGTGCTAAAACATCATCAATTGTAATTTTTTTAATTTTTGTCATTATTGCCCCCTTTATAATTAAATAACATCAAGTAGTTGAAAATCTTCCGCCTTAAATGGCACTTCTTCATCTTTAACATTCTTTTGTTCAAAATCTAATAATGTTGCTTGGTCAAAAGTTACGCCACTTAATGAAATTCTTTCAGCACCATACGCGGACGGGTCTGCTAATTTACCAACAATAGTAAATGTTGGGTTTTGCCCTAATTTCCAAAATGGTAACAACATTTTATTAATACTACTATCAATTTTAGTTAATGTAATTGTGCCTGATATGTTATAACCGAGCCATTTTTGATATTTACCGCTTTTACCTGCAATATCCATTTCTTGATAATCACCTGCAACAGTTGCGGTAAACGCTTTGCAATTACCATATTTTTCACCATTAATCCATATTTCACCATAAGTACCATTTATGGCTTTTTGTGCAATCATTTCTTTTGACATTTTATTTACCTCTTTTTAATTAAATACATACAAAAAAGCGGGCATTACTGCCCGCACAGAATAGCTAAAAACGAGCTTGTTAATACATTTCAACAGTAGCTTGTAAACCTTCCATTGCATTTAAGAATTTAACATCAAGTAGTAAAAATACTGTATCTTTATATGTTAGTTCTCTTATCTCTTGGTCGGTTAAACCGTTAATTTCTGCCTCTGGTTTACCTACTGCAATCCATTTTTCGCGTTGAGTTGCTACATCAACATCACAATTATTATCATATGATGGGTCGAGAATTTGTAATTTTTCCAACTCTCTTAAATAAGCATTAACCGCGCAAATTAGCAAACATTGGTTATCATAACTATTTTTATAATTACCTTTATAAGTATTTTTAAATGCGTATTTCACATCCTTTTTAAGTCTGCGCATACCCTCAACAATACAAATAGACTTCATGTCCTCTGTAATATTTGTGCCTAATGTTACTAAAGAGTTTACAGGGCTTGCAAATCTAACACCATCTTCATCATTATAAAGAATTAGCGCGCCATGTTCTATTTGAGGCATTGTTACCGATTTCAAGTCTGTAAATACTTTAAAAGATACAGATTTATCATAAGGGCAACCCGCTAATACGCCACCAATACGCGGTAAATAATCAATACCTAATCTTTCTTTACCCTCTTTTGTTGTTACTTTAGGGTTAGTAAAGTTTACAACCGACATATCATCTTTTGCAACATTGTGTACTATTGCAAAAATTTCACGCTCTTTACAATATGTTGCAACTGTTTCTTGTTCATCTGCATTATCTGATAGCATCCAATCAAAATGCATCTCGTCTAATACCTCAACATAAGTTTCTAATGCGTTTAAGTGTTCAAATAAAATTACTTGAACTGCACCGCCATCAAAAATTTCTGTTACTTTTTCTTTTAAATCTTCATCTTCAATACCCATATTTAAAGAAGATGTAAACTCGCGCATTAAATAATTGCTTTCTTCTGTTAAAGTTTCATTTGTATGCGCAAATAATACAACGCCCTTTTCGCCTACTGCCATTAATTGCGCAACGCGTTGTTTAAAATAAACATCAATTGGCGCTTGGATGTCCTCAAGTTTTAATGTTGCCATAATAAATACCCCCTATTTTTTGTATTGTGTATTATCTTCAAGTTTTTGCATAAACTCATTATTATAATTTTCATTATCAAGATTATTTTCATAATCAACAATAATTTCATCTGTTTTAATTGGTACATTAATTTTGCGTTGTTGTACCGTTATCATCAAATCACAACTAACAAAATTTTCTTGGCGGTTTATTCTTATATCAAAATCATCAATTTCAACATAAAACAATTTTTTTACATCTTTATCAGTTTTGATATTTATTTTTATTGGTTTTAAAAATATATTGGATAAAAACTCTTTAATTTTTACCAATTCTACATTGCCTGTTACCTTATCGCTACCAAAATATGTAATATTAAAACCTTTTACGCTTTCAAAAAATTCACTAGATATATTTTCATCATGTCTAGTTACATCTTGAATATAAAAAGCGGGGCGCAAACGCGCCTTATCATCTTTATTTGATATAGTAATATTAGGAAAATATTTTTTTATAACATTATGCAATGCATTTATTATATGTAAATCTGTAATCATTTTTCACCCGTTTATAAATATTTTTCAAGTTCTTTTTCAGATACACCGAGTTTTTTTGACATTTGCGCCGTATGTTCTTCACAAACACTCTTATATAGTAAATCGCCTGCAAAATCTTCAACATCTTTTTCAAATTGAGATTTAAATTTAACTTGGGCGCGTAAATATATTTTTTTACCCTCAATAAATTTACCTGTTGGCTTTGTGCCTTTTCTACGCCCGCTACCTTTACTTTTATTTTCACCGCGCGCAACTTGGTTATAGCCATCTTCAATTAAATGCCCATGCGGGGCTTGGTTATACGCTTTAATAGTATATTTACCTTTTAAACCCGATTTACCAATTTTAAAACCTTTAAAATAATTACCCGTACCCTCTTTTATTTCACTTTTGGCAATACTTTTTGCAACCTCTTGTACTTTATTAGCCTCTTTTTTTAAAAACTTTTTCATTTCTTGAGGATATTTTTTTTTCATATCTTCAACTAATTGTTTATTAAAGGCGTTTAAATCTGATATATCAAAGCCGTCCATGCCTGTTTATACCTCACAAGTTACAAATATTTGCATTTCCTCATCAATATCATCATCATCTAGCACATAATCAATTGAATATTGTTTTTTACCCCATTCAACCCTATGTTTTTGCGCTGAAATATTAGGAAAATTAAGCAAAGGGTATGAAATTTTATGAGTTGTTTTAGATACAACTGTATCAGCTTGCCTACCTGCCAATAATGAGCCAACACGCGATTCAATTCTTGCAAACATTTGCTTTACAGGTACATAAGCCTCATTTTTTTCACCGAGTTCATTTTCTTCACCCTCTTGCAATTCTAAAATGGTAATATATTTGTTATATCTGCCACAATCTACCATTTTTACCCCCTAAAAGCAATGGTTTTTAACATCTCTGTTATGCTATATGGATACTCATTTAATGTTTTTTCACCAATAGCATTACGATTATAATATCTGTATGCAACTAGCAAGCGCAATAAATCATACATTAAATAATCATTTTCACTAAATTCTTTACCTGTTTTTTCTTTAATAAATGCTTTACCCCATTCAATAAAATCATTTATTAAATCATTTTCGACTTCATGGTCTATTTTTAAATATAATTTTATCTTTTCTAACATTTTTAACCTCTATTATCATAAACAGGCGGGGCAAAAACCCCGCCTATCTACTTATCATTATAAGAGAGCAATAATGAGCATTTAATTAAGCACCTTTAATTTCTACGCCGACAAAAGCCTCTTGTCTAATTGGTTTACCATCTGCAAGCGCGCTAATTCTGTACACTTCTGAATTAGTGTAAAAACCTGCATCGCGTGATTTATCAATTGTTGGGTTAGATGCAAAATTAAATACATAGTTGTTAAAGTTACCATATACAATTTTGTTATCTGCCATACCATCATAAACAACAACAGGTTTACCATCTAACATATCACCCATACCATTAGCGGTATTTTGTACAAAAATTGGGTCGCCCATTTCATTTTTAATCTTTTTAATTAGGTTGCGTGTTGTTTTGTTCATAACAAATACCGCACCTTTTGAATATTCGCTATTTAATTTAGCATCAATATCACAAATAGCATCATAATTTAATTCAGTTACCTCAGTAAATGTAATGCCTTTTGCGATACCTGTTGGCTGGTTAGAGCCTGTACCCTCTAAAATAGCTTTATCAACTGCGCGATGCAATTTTCTAGTTAAAGAATTAATAATAAATGTTTCTAAAGCATCAATTGACATTTTTGCAACTTGTGCAGATACTGAAACAAATTTGCAAAGTTGATATGCTGATAAAACAACATTAGTAATTTTGCCTGTACTGTCTGTACCCTCTGTTGCCTCTGCTGTCCATGTTGCTTCACTATCAGTAGTTTCAACGCCAATACCTAAATTACCTGCAATTGAATAGTGTTGTACTAATGGATAAAGTACGCTATCTTGTTCCAACTTTTCAAAAATTTTATTTAATGTTTCAGTTGGGATTACTGCGCCTGCGGTTGAAGTTGTAAAAGTTAATGCTCTTTTTTCAACTTCTGTTAAATCTTCACCTTTTAAAGATTTAAAAAATGCGGAGCGGTATTCTTTGCTATCTGCACCAAAAGTTTCAACTTTTTCATCATCTTTACCAACAATTGTACGAGTTTCAACTTCATTTACAACAATTTTTTGTGCAATTTCTTGGCGCTCTTGGATACTTCTTTCTTCAATATCAAGTTTTTCTAATTCATCTTTAAGCGCTTGTAAATCAACATTACCATTACCGCTTAATTGTGTACGGATCTCAATTTTTCTTTCTCTGATTTCTGCTAATCTTTTTTTCATTTTGTGTTCCTTTCAAAATTCTACTTTTTACTATTACTAAAATCTATAAATAAGTTCTACATATCAGCTCATTGCGCAATTTCAAGTTATCCAACTCTTTACGCTCATTTTCAATATCCATTTCAAATAAGCTACGCGCGCTTACTGATGTATCACCATATGCGGGAATATCCACTACCGCAACATCATATAATTTTTCAATATCTAAAATTGTTCTAGTGTGTGTATCTTTGTTATAACTTTCTTCTTTTACAGTAAAAGCAAAAGAGCATTTATCCAATGCGCCGTTTTTAACCAACTCATACACATCCCTGCTTTTTGTAATATTAAATAATTCTGCTTTAAAATTTAAACCAACATTATCAACAGTTAATTGTAATGAGCCACCGCGCACGCGCGCCATCAACATACCACCATGATTATATTTAAGACAACAATCTGACATATCAGTATGTTTAAATGCATCTGCGCTAATTACTTCTTTATATTCAATATCACCCTCGCGCCAAATTACTGTTGGGCTATTAAATACAACGGCATACCCCTCTAAAATCATCTTGCCGTCATTCTCTGTTACTGATGCATTACGCACCTCAATCGCTCTTTGCTTGTAATTTTTATTTTTCATCATCTTCCCCCAATTGATATTTATTTGCTTTTTCTAAATCAACAAAATTTAAACTTAACAAATGGCGGTCGCCGTTTTCAATGTCTGGTAATTCCATAATTTTACGGCTTTCATTTATACTAAAAATACCTAATGGCATTAATGTTTCAATTGCTTTAACTTTAGTATCTAAACTTGCAAAGGTCATGCGCTCTGCTGATAATAGCACGCGCGCGCCTGCTTTAATTTGCGCAATTGTAAATAATTTACTTGTTATTTCTAGTGATATTTGTATTGCCAATGGCTCAATAACTGAATTATAAAATGCGTTATATTGTGCCTCGTCATAATCTGATGTAACAATATTTTCGCTAATATTGTAATATCTAAATAAATCATTACCAACGGCTTGCATCTGTTTATCATCAATTAAAATACTATCAAGTTTTAGTTGTTGAAATTCAAGCCTATTATCAATAATTGCAATACCGCTTGTATTAGAAATATCCATGTAATTATCAACAAATGCTTTACGCTTTTTTTCAAGTTCATCATCTTGTACTAGCGTTGTTGCTTTTAATAAACCCTGTAATTTATTTGATGAGCGTACGCCATTTACAATACTTTCAACAATAGAGTTATTTAATTGCAATGTTGCATCTAAAACATTTTTTTGTTGCGCACCTACTAATTCATCTTCATTAAAATGCCGTCTTAAATGTATTAACTCCTCATAAGGCGTAACAAATTCAAAATTATTACATCTAAAACGCCCATAAAAATGCCCGTCATACTCTAGCAACTCAAAGTTTTTATATGGTATTGGATATAAACCCTTTAATTTACCATTTTGCATATCACAATAAATAAAAGCATTATTGCTAGAATACAACATTGATACAGTTTTATATAAAAAATCAAATGTTGACATATAAGGGTTAGGGCGCGTACCAATTATATATTGTAAATCTGCATTTTCTTGAAATACATTATTTAACATATATTTCGGTTGCAACTTTGCGCAATTTTGTGCAATGGCGTGAATACAGGCACGCGCAAGCGCAATATCATATATTGTACTTGCACTATTTGTATAATATGGTACGCCATTTAATAAAAATGCGCTTTGTAAAGCATTGGCGGTTGATTTTTTAAAACCGCCAAAAATTTGCTTAAAAATATTTTTTCTAAAATCCAATTGCATTACGATATTCATCCTTATTATCTATATAAGCAACATACGCATCTAATATAGCCATTGCGCCATCAATACGGCGGGTTTGATGCACCGCTTTTATTGGTTGTATATTGCCGTTTACATCTGTTTTTACTGCTAAATTTGTTAAACACCATTTTGTTATTGGGTTGTTATTGTAAACTATTTTCTTGCCCTTAAAATCATTTGCTAACATTTTCAAAGGATTAGATAAAACTTTTGCATATTGTTTTACCTCATACATACATGGCGCGCCAAATTTTGTTTTCATATTGGTTACAATTTCATGCGCACACCATCTATCGTACCCGATAAAACTTGGGTATAATTTATACTTTAATGCTAATTCAATAAACCAATCCTCTACATCTTTGCGGTCGATTTTATTACCATTTGATAACCTCAATAAACCTTGATTATAATAAACATCATATGGTATATGGTCGTCCTTAACTCTTGTTTCAAGTAAATCATATGGTAGCCAATACATACTTTCAACAAATAGAGTATCGGGGCGGTCGGGTAATTCAAACAATGCGCACGCGCTTGTTAAATCTGTTGTTTCTGATAAGTCAAAACCGCCAATATAATATTTTGGTTGCAACTCTTCAATTTTAAATGTTTCTTCATTATTGATTTCATCAAAACTAAAGAACGCCTCCGCAACAGTTTCTTTTATATTGCAATCTTTTGTTAAAAAATTGGGTAATTTTCTATTATCATCTACAACTTTGCTATACGCATTTTGCATATAATCAAAACTTTTACTTACGCCCAAATTGGGATTAGCTTTGTACCACATCTGCGGGTTTGCCCATTCTTCCCGCTTATCTAGTTCATAAACTATCGGTAAAAAATTCTCATTATATGTATTACCATCTTTAATAGCCATTAAACAACGGCTTGCCATATCATATAAAATATCGAAAATACCCTCGCGCACATAACCCATTGTTGATAAACTTAAAACAATAGGCTCCTCGCGCGCACTTGTACTATCAATAATTACATCATATAAATTTTTATCTTTCCATGCGTGTACCTCATCCATACCCGCATAATGAGTATTTAAACCATCTAGCGTATTACTTTCACTTGATAAAGGTTTAAATGTACTTTCAAAATTATCACATTTTAATTCATTAGTACGGCATTTAATTATTGCTGACAAACAGGGGCTTTTTTTAACCATTCTTTGAGCCTCTTGCCATACAATTTTTGCTTGGTCGCGCTTGGTTGCAACTGCGTAACATTCTGCGCCCGCCTCGCCGTCTGCTATCATCATATAAATTGATATAGCTGATGCCAATAATGACTTGCCATTTTTTCTGCCAATTAGTAAAATTGCCTCATTAAAACGGCGCTTTTTAGTTGCTTTTTTAAGTACACCAAATAGAGCGCAAATAAATGCCTTTTGCCATAATTCTAAAATAACAGGTTTGCCACCCCATTTACCTTTTGAATGTTTACAAAATTTTTCTATAAATTTTAAAGCATGGTTTGCACGCTTTTCATCATAATAAAATTTACTCTTTGGGTTTTGGATCTCATCTGATAAATGTTTATAAATTATTTTAATTTTTTCACAAGTAATTATTTTACCTGTTTGTATTGCATTGTTGTATTCAATAATAGGATTAATACTTTTAACTTTAGCCATATTAACCCGCCCTATATACTACCCTTTACCTGTACTTAAAAATTCATTAAACTCTTTAAGCGCATCATCTTGCCTATCTTTAGGCAACAGGTCAATTAATTGCTTAATTATCAACGCATAATTTTTAATCATTAGGTTATGAACTTCAACCGATGCGCTTTTTTTCTTGCCCCATTGGTTTGCACCATTTTTATAATATTCAACCGAGCCAAATTTTAATATTTGCGCCTCTGTTTCTTTTAAAACAATAAATATTGTTGCGCAACTTTCAATTAATTGCTTTGATAAATCCATTATTTCTTTTGGGTAATCTCTAAAAATATTTTTTAAACGCTTAATTTCTAATGTTTTCATGCTCTTTTTTTGCTTTTCCGTATATATGGATAAGCTAGGCATTGTATCATCTTGCATTTCATCATCTTCAAACATAACTTGCTCCCTTATTAGTTTTTAACCATTTTGTTAATATTAACAAAATGCTATATACCACACCCCTCATGCGCGACCCCATATTTTTTACAAATCTGGGGGCTGCGGTCTTTTCGGGTTTTTGTTTTCAAAATCGATATGGGGGGTATGCTTGCCCCAAATACTTGCGCCACCTGCATTACAGAATTATACGAGCCAACCCGCCCCGCGTTGAACTCAACCCCGTACGCTTGCGCAAGCCGTAAAGCATTGCCCCGCTTGCTTTTTAATCTTTATCTATCTTTATTAATTCCCCCATTGAATTAAATTGTAAACCTGCAACAGTTGGTTTATATTTCTTTATATGCTCTGCATTATGGCAATCAATACAAACCAATTCTAAATTAGCAAAGTTTAATGTTATATCGGGATTATCAATATTTGTTTCATCTAAATGTATCTTATGATGCACTATTGTCCCGCGCGGTTGCCCGCATCTCTCACATATACCAAATTTACTTTGCTTATAAACTCTTTGCGTATCACGCCATTGTTTAGAATTATAAAAACTTTTAGCAAATAAACGCGCCATAACATCTCCATAAATTAAAGCGGGCATTACACCCGCCACCAATAGAAGTTTTAAGAGAATAGAAGAGAGAGCATTTTTTTAATAATTGTTTAGCCACATATGATATAAAAGCCTACAAAATAACTCTATATCTAGCCCACCAATTACATTTTTAATTTCTTTTAAAAAATTTTCTTCACCAACTGTACTATGTAAATACTCAATATGGCATTTATTGCAAATAGGTATTGTAAACCAATCGGGGTTTTTATTACCCAAACCCGACCCGCGCTTAATATGATGCGCTTGCCCACCCTTTGCACCACATCTAATACAAGTTAATTTTCTGATATGGTTTAAATAATACTCATTTCTTAATGGGTAATTAGCCTGCAAAACCTCATCAACAATATCACCATCTAAATTATTTACCCAACAATACCGCAAATCGGGCGGTAAAATAAAATCACTTAAAGCCTCTGATGTATCAATAAAATTAATCAAGTGATAAATAAAATTACTTGCCTCTTTTTTTGTCATTGTTGATAATGTTTTTACATAACTCTTTTGTACCCCATTGGGTAAATAAAATGTATCAACTATCCCAATCTCACTATATAACCATTCTTTTACCATTTCGGGCGTAAAGTCATAACCAATACGGCTAAAATAACAACATAATGCCTTTATTACGCCACCAAAAATAAACCCTAATTGCTTTTTAGTTTTTAAATCTTTTGTTTCTTCAAATTGCACGCGGTATATTTTGCCGTCCTGCATCTGATTAAATAAAGTGTTAAAAACATTTTTTGCATACGCTTTATTACTTATGGTGAAATTCATGCGCTAACCTTTAGCGGGCAATGTATTTTTGCACCTGCATTACCGCTTTCATCCATATACCTGCGTACTTGCGTTGTTGCATTAATTGCTTTGTAATATGTCCATGCAACTTTTGGCGCTGATGGTTTTACTGCAATTACTTCAAAAATAATTTCCCATTTATATTTTTCATAAAAAACAACGGCATCAACGCCCGTTTTTTTAATGCGTTTTATCTTGCCGTTAAAATCTGTTTTTTCTAAAACAACAACAAATTTTTTACATTTTGAGCAAACTGCGGTTTTTAAAAATGCCTCTTTAAAATTCTTACCCGCATTTAGTTTAAATACTTTTGCTTTTCTTGTGCCGTTACAACAATTTAATCGAAACATTTGCGCCCTCACTCTATAAAGTGAATATAGCCAAATGTAATAACGCACATAGTGGACTTTATAATATTCAGTTGTACCAAAAAGGCAATAGCCTCTTATATGTCATTACATAACCCGTACTTATCGGCTCTTACCCGCGTAACCCTCTTACCAATTATGGTAAACTTCGTTAGAGTTTGTACTACCTATGTAACCGCTAGATGGCGCAAGTCTTACGACCCCCATCGGCGTTTAAGCCTGTTATCTGTTCCCGTTACTCTCGCATTAACCGAGCGGGCTTTCAGTTTCAAAACTTAAACATCACACTTGCATTATATAAAAATTTTTTTCTTTTGCAATCACCCATTTTTTAACTATAAAGCATGGTTAAACCTGTAATGCACTATTCACGATATTTACATAAGAAAAAAATCTTTTAAAATGCCGTTAATAATTCTTAACAATTATAACCTTTACCCCTGTACGATTCACCATCAAAATACATAGCATGCCCGCACATATCGGATAACCTGTC